AGACCGGGGACAAATACTGCTTGTAGAGCTACGATCAAACTCAATTTAGCAGTAAGGCGACGGACAAAATTACGGCAGAGAATCATTGGGATAATGCGACTACACTGGCCCCCGGCGACTAAAAGTCTTGTGTCCAGTTGGTGGTCTTACCCACATGTGTGGTGCCAAGTAACCCTAGTTTATCAAAGGGTTATTTTATGCGGCTTTCAAACGCTTTTTTGAGAAGTGCAAGCTGAGTTTGACTAAGCTCTTCTTGACTCAAAAACTTGCGTGGATCGGTGAACATCTCTGTTGCACCAGGGATTGGGGTGGATTTAGCAAAGACTTCAGAAGCACCAAATTGAGGGGCTGCTGGAGTTGGGATGCCAGTAAGCGGAGTTTGTGGTTGGAACCCGGCCATTGCACCTGGCATTTGATTCATTTTGTTGGCGTACTGCATGTCACCAGTCTGTGCCTGGAATTGACCCAATGGACTTTGGGACATGACAGCAGAGGTTGCTTGTGTGTAACCAAGTTGACCTGGCTTAAGTTTCTGTGCCAACTGTGGGTTTGTAGTGGCCCAGATCTCAAGGCCAATCTTTTCTTTATCTTCTGGACTAGCAGTATTATATGCTTTGGTCAGTTCAGCTACACGATACTTTTTAAATAAAGGATCTTGTTCTGTTAATTGAGCAATACGTGAACGCTCTTGTCTTTCTGCACGTTGAGCAGGAGTATCAACCAAAGGAGGAGGAGTTTCTTCTGAAACAGGTTTTGGATTGGCACTAGGGTTCCAATCGGTTGGGCCATATTTACCAGTCTGAATTGGATTAAACGATTTCTTGGGCGGCCCACCAGCGGCTGGTGTGTACCCTTTATTAGGTAAAAGACCCGCCTTTCGCATTTCAGTACCAAGCGCAAAAGACGTTTCTAATAAAGGACCCAACAAGGGAACTTGAGAACTACCTAATGACTTTAATAAAGATAAAGGATTCATTACCGATAGTTCTCCGCTAAGAAAATATTTGAGCCAACAGATACGTCAGCAGGTCCAGGCATGGCCTGAATAAATTCAGCACCTGAGCGTTCGTAACGATAACGAGCCTGGAAAGGATCTTTGTAGTTAGGAACGTAAAGAATATGGGCAAGTCGATTTGTCTCATAAAGATAAATCTCGTCCCAAGTCTTTAGTGCTTCTTTGGCATTACTGGATCGAATGGTACGATCCACGTCACCAGCAATGTTTTCAACCCTTGTAGAAGGTGTGGTTGCAACTTCAGTTTTCTTTTCAGCCGTATCACAACGACCAATTTGAATAATAATCTTGTCGTAAAAATATGAATCAGGAACTGTGTTCATGGCTTCTTCAAGCCTGCTGTAATCACCGGCAGGTATTGAGACCACATAGTAACCTAAGTGGTACCTGACTCTACTTTTATCGAAGTCACTGAGTTTCACGAACTACACCTATTTACTTATCATTATAAATTCAAACAATCAACTAAACATTTCCATTGCTTGTTGAGGGGAAATATATCCTGCTTGAGGAAGACTAGCGAAGCTTGACATCTCTTGTTTACGTTGTAAAGCTTGATTTAATGCTTGCGATACAAGTATGTCTTTTAATGTAGGTTGTTTACCAATACCAAGAGCTTCTAGTAGTTTATTAACACTATCTTCATTACTTGCTTGTGTTGTACTACCAGGGAGCTGTGGGGCTTCCGGAGCAGAGCCCAAAACATTTACATCACCTGCTTCTGGTCTGTCGATATTACCGTGTCCAACACGTGCAATAACTTTTCCACTTGGGTCTAAAGATTCAGAAAAATAACCATATCCACCACCTGATCCCCTGCGTACTTTCCCACCTGCAACAGCAGGAATATAAATAGAAGCATCTTCTACAGCTCCTTTGTCAAATCTACTTTTTCCTTTAAAAGGAACATAGTAATCAAAAGATTGCCAACCAGAATGCTGGCTATGACTATGTGCACCTGCAGCACGTTCTAATAAATCTACTTTTTCATCAAGTTTTGCATTGGGATTCCAGCGGCGACCCGATACCGCGGGATTAGAAAACTCAATTTCTCTTCCAATAGTTTGATATTGTTGAGCTAAAGCATCAAGTTTTTTTACTCTTTCGGCAATTGGTAAAGAAGCTAAGAGTTTTAAATCAATATGATATTCAGCACCAACCCCCCCTTTACCTTTTGGAGCAGTAAAACCAGATCGTTCCGTGTAATATGCCATTATTCTTTTCTTTTTATTTTAAAACTAAAAAACCCCTGAATAATCAGGGGCTTGTATTTGGAGATAAAAGTTACACTCGGATTAAATCAGCAGCAAAGACTGCATCCCAATCAACTCTTTTGATCTGACGTAACTGCTCGAGGTTATTAAATCTTTCACCAGACAGGGACAACTGAAGGTCCTTGATTTCTCGAGCAGTCTTCAGACCAATTCCTTTGATATGGTCTGCAATCATTTGTGCAGTCGCACCGTTGATATTAAGACGAGTATCAGGTGGGAAATTACGAGGTTCGTCGTTTGCCGCTTTATCTTTTACCTGAAGAGTTTTAACTTTTTTTGTTGCAGCTTCATCAGGTTCAAGTTCGGTTTTATAAGCAGTGTAAAGGCGACCGTCCTGATCTTCGACCATGAACCAATCGCCTTCGTCCCACTCACTAATGATTCGAACTCGAGCACCAGTCTTTTTATGACGATGCAAAAGTTGTTCCATGGCAACAGACATAGGACCAAGTAAATACCTGGTCCTAGTTTAACTCAGTTACTCACCGTACGGTTGATCAGATACGATTCGATATCTTCGTAACCAGGGGCGGTGTCAGGTTGCAGGTAGCACACTTCAACAACGAAGTAACCGGTACGGCCAGCAGCTTTATCAGCGGCGGAAATGTACCAGCCACCCGAAGTAGAAGTAGCAGTTTGCGAACCGCGAGCCTGGACGGTGTAAGTGGAAGCCGTGGTGACTTGCTTATACACGTTGCTGACAGTAACACCTGCAGCACCAGTGGCAGTGAGGAAGGGTTGGGTGCTGTAGCCAGCGGTACCACCGGCGAAGAAGATTTCACCTTCTTGCGAACCAGAGGTAGTCGAGGTCAGGTTAGCCTGGGCAACAGCTTCACCAACGTTACCGGTAGAAGTAAGACCGATACCAAAAGTAACAACGTTACCGGTAGCTGCATAAATACCAGAGGCAACACGACCGTCACCCCAGCCGGAAGCAACCGACATGGAAGCACGATAAACGTAAGCAGGGAGAGTGGTCGAACCACTGATCACCATGCCCGTAATATCGGTACGGGTATCGTCCTGGCGATAAGGCGAAGGAACGATGACGTTACCAGAAGCAACAGCACCATCACCGGAAGCAGTGCTAACGGGAACGTAACCACGCTGCTGGAAGTAACGATAGCCAGGGATAGCAAGAACCGAGGTGGGACCACCTTCAGTTGCATCATTGCTGCCGCTGTAGTCGGTATCAATGTTTTTGTACCAACCGTTCAGGGCATTAACCCAGTTACCGGGATAGATTTTCTTAGACGAGAGATAAGACATTTATTCCTCCTTATGTATGTTTATGTTACAGATCAAACAGTGCCGTCATCAGACACAAAGCTGTATGCAGTGGTGATGAAGTCTTTGTTAAGAACTTCGAAACCAGCGTACAGTTGCCAGATCAGGATGATGAAGCGGCTAAAGTCATCGTTGTTATTGATGAGCACTTGCGCGTTCGGACCACCGATACCAACACCAACGGACTGAGGACCGAAGAAGAAGCCTTGAGCAACGTCTTGGTTGGAGTAGGAGGCGGGAGTAGCGAAGCTAGCCGAGATTTGCTTGGAGGGGAAGTTGGTCGACTCGAAGAACTTCACACCTTCAAACTGAACACCAGTCGGCATCACGGGTTCACCAGCCAGGAAGTAACCTTGACCAGCCTGGGGACCCATGTAGAAGCTGGCGTTGTTAGGCATCATGGGGTTACCCATGTACATGCCTTGGCCAGGGTTACCGGAGTAACGAGCGATCTCACGGAAGTCAGGGTCACGACGCAGGTGCATCATGAACACGGGATCGCAGATGCAACGATACAGACCGTCAGCAAAGGTAGGAACGTTACGCTTACGCAGGTCCTTAACAACGGTCAGAAGGTCAGTGCGAACCGAGAACTGTTGGAGATCAGCAGTGTACTCAGTAGCCGTGTAAGTGATTTGACCAGAAGAGTTTTTGGTTTTACCACCAGGGAAGTAGTAACCACCTTGAGTGCTGGAAGCAGCGCCGTTAGCTTCAGCTTTAGACAGTTCGTCGATGAAGACGCGATCACGCCACCGGCGATAGTCATCCAGCAGGGTGAGGCTGCCGATCGACTGGTGGAACATGTTGAGATTACCAGTGTCCAGCAGAAGGCGCTGAGCGGTAATCAGGGTTTCACGAGCAATCTTAAAGGTCGAAGGCTGAGTCGGATCGCCAGGATCAGCAGGGCCGGTATATTCGTTAAGCACCACCAGAACTTTTTCTTTGGTGATGTTACGGCTATTGGCGGTACCAATGGTTTGGTCAGCCACACGAGCACGGCTGTCCTTGGTTCCAGGGTTACCCCAGAACTTATAGCGATCGAGCTGAACAGTTTGACCAGGTTGACGAGTAAAGTCGTGGACAACCACGGGCTCTACCGCCATTTCACAGATATAAGCAGGGTGGGGGCGATAAAGCTCCGCACCAAGAATCTTAGGAAAGTCGTTATCAAGGAACACTTTAGTTTATCCTCCAGTACACAGGACGATTATTTGGTGAAAGATTCAGACAATAAATATTGTCTTATCTAAAACAAATTTTAACAGTTGATAATTTATCAACCAAGATATTTAAGGGTAGGAGTATAACTCCGAGCCATTTGTGTATTGCTAGACGTAGCACGTTCGGGATCAGGGATTGTATTTTGTTGAAATCCTGGAACACCCATTGAAGCTGGGATAGCACCAAGAGCAACACCACCTAGTCCAGCGGTAAGTGCGGACGCAGGAACTAAACCTGCAGCAGCGACTTTACCTAGCATGCGCGGATTAACATTACCAGCTGCTACTGCTGCATTTAAAAGAGCAGCTTGGCGTTTGCCGCCTCCGCGATTTTTTTCTGCAGCGTTAAGAAGTTTTTCTTGCATCTCTTGTGGCATATATTTGCCAGCAAGTTGACGAGCTGCAAGTAAACCACCGGCGCCACCAACGGCGCCTGCAATTCCAGCAAGAGTTGCAGTACCCGGATCTTCACCTTGGGAAAGGGCATAGCCGCCGGTAGCTAGACCAGCGGCAGCGGGAACACCTAATTGAAGAAGTGGACGCATTGCCTCACTCCATCACAAACAGTTTGTTTGCCAAGACTTGAGGCTGAGCTTGGTTGATGACGCGCCAGGCATTCTGGGGATCACGTGCCATCACTTCATTAAAAGAACCCCAGAAGTTCTCTGGCTGTTGAGGAGCGGCTGCAGCAGGAGGAGCAGGGAACTGACCACCGTACTGAGGATCAACAGGAGCAGTGCGATAACCAGGAGTTTCGAGTTGCTGCTCACTTTCGTACACAGGGTACGGACCTTCAGGACCAAAGAACTTCAGCGTGTAATCGCTGAGAACATCAGGATTGGTCAGGATTTCGTTGTAAGCCAGGTTCTCCTGGTGCTCATTAACGGCAAACTCAGCGTAACCCTTGATAGTATCAGCGGCGCGATTTCCCCACGCGACGGCGCTGTCCAGCATTCCTTCCAGGTTCAGGGCGTAGTTGTTCAGAATCGCGGGTGCTTCGATCCCGAACGCGTCCATCACCTGACGGCTTTCCTGGCTCATTCCCACCAGGTCGGCCACCTGCTCCAAGGAGACTGTCGAGGAGGTTTGGGAAGAGCTGGGCGAGGATGCCGGGCTGGCTGACCAAGTCTGCGGAGCCGATTGTTGCGTAGCTGGGCTGCTGACTTGACCGAAGTTCGCCGGGCTGTACTGCGTCGGCGCTGAGGGTTGACCCTGGAACGGGGATTGGACTGGTGCGCTCAGCAGGTTCACCACCTTGTTGAACGCCGATTCCCATGGGTTGCCCGCTGCTTCCGGTTGGGATTGGGGGGCGTACTGAGTAGGGGCTGATTGGTAGCTGGGGGCTGCCTGAGGTACCGCTTGGGGGTAGCTGGTACCCACCTGATAAGCCTGCGGTGCCACCTGGTAACTGACCGGTTGGCTGGACGGAGCCGGTGCCACGTAGCTGCTGGGAGCGACTGCCGCCGGTACTTGGCTCGTCTGTGGGATCGACTGGACGGTAGCGTCCTGCATAACTCATCTCCTTTTGTAATGCTTCAAGAGTTCGATACAGATAAGGGGTTAAATCCAACCTGGGATCTGCAGCCATCGGTAAGTCCGGTGATTGCGGATGAGGAGTCTGCATCATGCCCCCCACCAGGCGTGCGAACGAAGAATATGCATTCTGTAGTTCGCCCACCATCCTGAACGGGAACCCAGATAACATCTCGGCCCGTTCCTCATCCGTTTTTGACGGGAAGAGGTATTTCAGTGCTTCAATGCTATCAACACCTAATTCTTGCAAGTTTCTAACAACAATCGAGTTGTTAAGAATATCTTGCGTTGAATCTTCGTACACTGGTCCGAGCCAGCGCCATTGAATAGTTAAATCTCCATCTGGGATTAAACCAAGTACACCAGGTGGAATCTGCTGTGTACGCACACAAGCCATCATTAATTGCTTGATGCGATCTTCAAATCCAACCAACGCATCTTTATACATTTGAATAATACTTTCATCTGCTCCTTCTTCTGGCTCAACCGGTTTTTCTAAACCTGCAGCAGCAGCAAGCGTCTCACGGAACAAGCGTTCTTCTTGGAAAATAATTAGTTCTAGACAACGACAGATACCGTATGTGTAAATAGCATTTGCTTTTTTCTTAGATGTAGCAGCAACACGACCAAACAGTGATTTGTACTCAGTTGCAGTCACGCCAGCGGAAATTGACAATTCATCAACACCACCAAGTGCTGTACGAATCTCTTCTCGATATTGACGAGCAAACGCGTTTTGGTCCCCAGTGATGGCGTCAGGGACAATGTAACCAACTCGATCGTTTGGTTCCAGGTTTGCAATAATCCTTGGAACTCTGATCTGACCATCCATTCCACGGCTGATTGGATCAGCCTTAAACATGGAACGACTCAATGAAGATGGACTAGCAAATCCAGAGTTCGCAGCAATTGAAGGACGTTGTACAACACCTTCTCCACCCGACTCAATTAGGTCTGTCTTGGGACGAGACGAAAGAAGAGTAGGATTACCAAAGAACTGGACGTTCTTGCGCATCGTACGAATCATCTCGTCGTGCGTAACAATGTGATTGGCAAGTGCATCAAACTCACCAATACCTTCGGTAGAAAAACCCTTGGGATTATTAAAGATTTCTACACAAGGAATAAATCCAAGAGTGTTGCGATAAGTTTGTGTTTTGCCTGGTACCACAGACACAGGCTGGTCAAAAGAGAGTTCACCGTCTGAATGAGTCTCCTCAATGGTCTTGCGCTTGATTGATAATTTTATATATTTCTTTTGTCCTGGGGAACCAAGGTGTTCCATCCCTGTAATTGAAGTTTGTTGAATATCTTGATTAACGCCAAAACCATTTTTAACTTTATAGCTGTAGATAATGACAACTTCATCAAGTTCACCGTCTACGTTGTAATAGGTACGGTACTCGTGTTTCCTAAAAAAGTAAAGACGATAATTACTAGAAGTAGGTCGAATATAAAACAAACCCTGGCCATCACACAAGAAATAATCCCAAATGGAATCAAGCCTTGTGTCGATCTGATTATATTTAACTACACGATCAATAAAATCTTTGCGTTGATTACCAAAGTTGTCTTGAGCAGGAAAAAACTCTACCCCTTGGCGAATACCAAAGAGTTTCATTTGTGCTAAGTGGGCTGCTACGATACCAGTATCAACGCCAATTCCACCATCTTTTTCAAGATAGGAATCAACAATTTCCTTGAGTCTGGATTTAGCGTCTGCAGCCATTAACTATTTTCAACCCACTGGAATTAGTTTAACAGTTTTAAGAATTATTAGTAGACAAATTTATTTTGAAATCCAACAGGAACTTGTCCTAGCTGTGGACCACCATAAAATTGAGCGTTAGCAATATTAGCAGGATTTTGCATTTGCATGCCAAATAAATTTCCTGCTGCACCAGGATAGTTTCCCATAGCTTGGAAAGACTGCACGTCAATAGCTCCTTCGCGACCCGGAGCATTGGGCGGAAAAATACGAACAGGGCTTACTCCTGTTGGCTTTGGCGCACCTGGGCGATTTTCTTGCTGAATCTGCCTATATTGTTGACCACCTCCGAAAGGAAGCTCTAACCCAGCCATTAAGTTACCTGAGCCACCCGGAGCAAAACTACCGGGCGCTCCAGGAACCGAACTCATTCCACTGTATCTAAGCATTTCCCTGTTGTTATCTTGTTTCTATCTTACTCTTCTATAACTTCATAACCAGACTCATCGTTGAGCTTGGAAAGAACAATACCTTCACCTTTTAGATCCCATGAAAGAATATCTCCCTCTTGCCACCCAAGTTCTTCAATAATTTCTTCAGGGAACTCAATAAAAAGCTCTCCATCTTGATCTTCTTGGACTTCGATGATGTAGCTGGTCATTTCAAAAGGCGATCCATCATTCTGTCTAGCTTACTATTAATCTCTTTAAAAGTGTCGTGCATATGCTGGATTTCACGAAGAAAGTCAACTTTCAATACGTATTCCAGTGGCATGCGATTAAAGCTGTCATCCAAGTGTTCAACTTTTTTTTCTTGAATTGTCACGCGATCAGAAAGCTGTTTGATTCTTTCATGCGACCTAGATAACAACTTATTTGCGGCCCAGGTACCACCTGAGATTCCCGCTATACAAGTGGTAAGCAAGATCGCCAGGTACTCGGGTCCCATGGCAAAAATATTTTCTTTTATTCTAAGATCTAATAATCAACCTGAAGGGTTCCTTTACGTGTTAATCCATTGATAAGCCAGACAAGCGCATCCACGCAGTCGTCGTGACTACTAACACCAAAATTAGTAAGCTCTTCAAACATAGAAGTGAAGTTTCGGTAACGATTAAAAATGATCTTACGATCTTCGAAAAGACCCATGCAACCACGGAACCGAGCAAGCTTATCTGCCCTAAAACCTTTAACAGCATGCCAGTTGATGTTGTAGAGATTTTCGTTTCTTAAGCAGATACGTTTAAAGTCAGCCTCAAGAGATGCCTGATATGCTACAGCTTCTGAGTACACATCACAAGTGTTGTACGTGGGAAAGTAATTACCATTTTCATCACGTCCAAGAATAGACCAATCATTAAGCAATTCTTTAAGCGCATCTAGTTTTTCTAGATTACCCATCACTCTCATGCGGCGATAATCAATGATATGAATTTGATCTCCAAGTTTTCCACCAAGAACAAACACGGTGTAATCATTCTTTTCTTTTGTGCCAGCGGAGAGGTCAACCCCAACAGCCAAAGAATCAAATTCGGTAGCAATCTCTGCTTTAACCAATAGTTCAGGCGCCAATGACAGTTCGTTCTGCCTGACAATTTGATTCATGTACTGAAAAGAAAAAGCAATTGGTGCTTGCCGTTTTTTTTCCTTTAGGTAATCTAGTGACCACATTTCAGGCCAATATGATTCTTCTTCTCCGGTTATTTCATTATTTTGAATTGCAGAGAGAACAATCTGCATCCAATTATTTTGTTCATTAAAAGTTGTCGCATGAATATCGTCATGCCTAAATCTGGTACCAAGGCAGATTGCTCTTCCACCTTCAAACATGGTTGGCGCAATCACAGCATTCCAGTTATCCTGCATCATCTTCCTGATGTCAGGGTTAGCGATATCCGATGAACTTTTAATTGCGTCATCGATGATAACCAATTGACTACGTTTAGATGTCACTGAACCTTTTAGACCAGCAGCACAGAGTGTGAACTGTTCTTCACCGGCGATATCAATACCTGCAAAACGATGATCAATAGACCAGTACTCATTACTCGTAACGTTTTTAAGAAGTTTTACTGTTGGAAAAACATCTTGATAGCGTTTGCTTTCAATAAGTCTTTTGATGGTAGCTGACTTAGAACGAGCGATATCAACCGTATAAGAAAGATAGAGAATTTGCAGTGGACGTTTAGCTGCTGTGTGGACACCAATAGCCCATGCAGCAAATAAACCTGCAACCGTACTTTTGGCACTATTATGAGTGCAAATATAATCTTTAGTTAAAAAAGTGTGTTTGTTACTGGATACTTCAATACACCGAATTTTTTCTTTAAAAGACGGTTTGATATCTACAATTGAACGACAAGGTAAATACTTGGTACAAGGTGAATACAGATTGGCTTTACGTTTTAAAAGAAAAGGTTTGATATTTGGATTTAATTTGATACCAATCGTATAAGAAAAATTTTTCGTTTTAATTTTTTTTCCGTTTGAAGCAGTGTAAAAATTAAGTTGCGGTTTACGCTTGGTCGCAATTCCTCCTAGGGATTGTACCAGCTCAATCACGTCGTTACGAAGCTGTTCAGAAATAGTACAAAAAGAAACTGAACCAGAGGAGGAAACAGTTCCATCAGTGTCTAGCAATCCTTGCAGCAAAGCCTCTCTATCTGAGACAGAAGCGTAAAGATACTGTTTAGGAATAAATTTATCCTGAGATGTTTTACCATAGATCCCAAGATTATTTAATATTTCTTTTACTGGATTTTTAAATCCACACGCAAACTTTCCTTTGACATTGGAAATATTGTATTGAAATTTACCTACTTTTTTAAACATATAATTTTCTGGTAGAGCAGCAGCACATCGTTCTATAATCTCTGGATCAGCACTAGTCAAAGTAAGGTTTCCGCTACTAAGCGACCCATCTCCAATCAATGCTCCCAGCAAGTAGGGATCCAACGGAAGGTCGGTTTCAGGATATTGAACTGGTTCTGTTACAGGAATTTGATAACATGGATACTTTCTGCTGTCGAGCCAAGGCTTCTCACCTTCTTGACAAGTTGCTGTAATGCGTTGTGTTGGTGAGCCAGCACGACCATTTCCTTTCATGCCTACTGTTTTTTGTGTACGAATCTCATGTAATGAAATGGTTCGCCACTCACCTTTTTCATCAGTACCCATGCGACGAACTTTCCAAAGGTGATGGTCGTCACACCGTACTGTTGATCCGTCACTAAAAACTACTTCCCATGTAGGAGACTCTTCATAATCAGAAATATTTACAACCTCGGTTAATTCTCCATCTTCTGAAAAAACTAAATCACCAATGACCAGTTCACCAATAGGAACCCAACCGTTGGGCGTTGCTACTGGCATAGAAACAGCAAGGGGTCCCCTTGGAGCTAATAAATCAATATTGGGACCAGCAATTTTCAGCAGGCAAGAGCTGTCTTCATTGGTGACCAACTGCCGGTGCCAATCCTGATGATGTTTAGCAGGTGGCTTATCAGCTACATACTCACAAAAATAACCAAAGTCTTCTCGTGCCAGCTCCAGGAGATCTTCATTATCTTTCTTGCGTACCCGGTGATTCTTTGCAGCAGCCTGGGCGTTACGTCGATAAGCTTGATGAAGATATGCGGGCACAGAAAAGACCAGTAACTAACTTGATACTAGTCTATTTTTCTTTTTTACTGCGTTTTTGTTCTTGATATTTACGTGCTTTATCGAGAGCAGCTTTACGCTTTTCCTTATCGTTCATCTCAGTGCCATCTTCTTTTTTGGCTTCTTTCTTCTTGAAGTGCTCAAGAAGTTCTGGGGGCATCTTACTCATTGATTGTTTGCTGCCGTACCACGGATACGATTAACAAGCTCTTGATACTCACGTGTACCTTTCTCGGGTAAACGAGTAGTTCTCCCTGGCCCAAAGACAATACCAGTCCGCAATTGTGACTCGGGAATGGGATGCTGATAGTTTGGTAATTGTTGCATTACTACTATTCACTTAATTGCATTTTAGCCCATACTGACATTGATGCTTCTTGAAGGGGGCCTTCAATCGGATCATCTTTAAAAATCATCAGCAACTCACGAATTGCCTGGTCAGCACCAGCCATTAACAATCCCTTCCGGTCTTTATTAGCTGTATAGTTTTCTACCTGAGCAATCGTACCGCGTAATTCTTTTTGCATACCTGCAATACGAGCTACACCAGAATCTCGTTTAACGGCAAAATTCTCAATGTCTTCTCTGAGCTTGCGGATATCTTCTTGCATTTCCATAATTTCAGCAAGAAGAACACTTCTGTGATCAGGTTTTGAATAGTGTTTATCAATCCAAAGATTACAACTGGTGATAGACCCGTTGTAACCAAGGAAGCGAGAATAAAGATAAATTTCAATTACAGAATTATTGCTTTCTGCAAATGCAACAAAACTTTCCCTAGTTGGAGAATCTAAATTATCTAACCAGTGGTCAAAAACTTTAATATCGATATGCTCGTTGAGACTGTCCGTAGTCTCGAGCTTCGTCCTCTTGTTTAAATCGCTGAGATTGTTCAGCGGAAGTTCTTTGTTCTTCTGCACCCTTACCGATAGTTTCTCGCTCTTGTTCACCAGCAGTCTCCATTTTCTTTTTGGAAAATTCGTAAGCAACGCCAGCCGCCTGACGATATTTGTCTAGATCAAACCAATCATCAACATCAGTTTGTCCAGCGGGAACACTGCTAGTCATAATAGCGAATTATACAGGTTGCTGTTGCAAAGAATCAGGAACTTTTTTATCCAAACGTTGTTGATCACGTTTAGATGCTTCCAGACGCTCAAGAAGATTCCGATAATTATCAAGATTAAATCTTTGATCCGGAGTTTGATCTCCTTGAGCTGGAGTTTGCATCAGAAGTTGGACATCATGCTGGCGAGACCACCGGCATAAATGTCGCGGCGACCTTCAAGCGATTTTTGACGCTGTTGACGACCTTTAGAAGCTTCAAGACGAGCAAGCAGTTGCTCAAACTTGTTGATATCAAAATAGTCGTCAGCGGCGCTTTGTGCCTCAGGAACAGAGCTGGTCATCTTGTATAAGTATTGACTCTTGATTAATTATAACAATATGAATTTAAGACCAGAACCCAGAAACAAGATTTGAGTACAAGCTGCCAGCAGAGGCAATCTTTGCAACTTTTTCTGTACCTTCATTTTTAAGTTTCTGTGTTTCTTTATCAATCTCGCCTTGAAGATTGGTAAGCCCTGCGCTGTAAAGATACTGCCTAGTATCACGAATGTTTTGCTGTTGTGCCTCCAGCTCTGCGGGAGTGCCTACAAACTCTTTACCAAAATCAGGTGTAGTAATTTTGGCACGAGCTTGAAGATCACCACTGTATTGAGGAAGAAGTGATGAATCAAACTTAAAAGTACGTTGACCAGTTTTTTTCCCTTCTGCGGTAAGCGTCTGCTTACCATACATAGTGTCGTAATAATTATCAAGATAGCTTTGATTAAATTTATCTTGATACTCAGAACTTTTGGTAAGAGAAGACTTAAAGTCTTCCATCGTACCATAAACACCTTGGCTAAAGCGTTCTTGTGCTTTGGTAATCTCTTCTTCCGAAGCTTGACGGCCAAGCAACTCTTCATAAGAAGCTTTAATACCAGCAGCTCGTTTACCAGGTAATGCTGCAGTGTACTGTTGAGTTAACTCATTAATATCAGCTTCGGGAGGAGTTAAATCATATTTAGCTGCGTAATCACGTAATTGATTTGCAGCACTTTCGTAACCAATTAAACCTTGGGCAAGCTGTTGTTGAGTTGTTTGTTTAAGACCTGCATAAGCAGCGGCACCAGAAGCTTTACGCGCTTCAGAGGCAGCCTTGGCTTCTGCACGCTCTTGAGCTGCACGCTCTTCTGCTATGGCTTCTTTTCCTTTTGTGTATTCTAAATATTTTGCAAAAGTATCATCCGGCGGTGGCGGATTATATGTTACGGTAGGACCTCCTCCCATATTCCCTCCTTATCCGAAATAACTAGAAGATCTACGACCAAACATTGCATCAGTTAATGCAAGTTTATCAGCTATTGAACGTTCAATTGCCAATCGGTTTTCAAACTGAGCTGCTTCTTTTGATTCAGGGGAGATGCGTGCCAAGCGTTCGCGTTTAGCTGCCTCTGAACCAAGTCCAAGCTGGCGTTCAGCAAAAGGACCCAACTCAAGCTTTTTAGCTCGTTCTTGAAAACCAAAAGCGAGTTGAGGTTCCGTAGTTGATCCATACACCATTTGATGTATGCCTTGAGCAAGAGCGCCTTTATTTACCTCTCTTTCATAAATTTGTCGATCCCTAGCTTGATCAGCTTGTGCTTGTGCAATACTTGCGGCAGTCTGTGCTTGACCAAAACCGGATAAAGCGGAAATTGCACTACTACCTAGAGTACCAAATAAACCTAACATGTTCCCTCCACTACCACTGTTTAAAACGCCAGGATTAGAAAAATTCCCATACCCACCGGAAAAAGCTTTTGACGGATCAAAAGTTGTAAATCGAGACGGGAAACTGTAGGTCATTTTATTCTAACTAAAATAATCTATTTCAGGCCTAGGATTATAAGCAATAGGTTGCAATCTTGGATAGTTGTAAGGAGCTGCTAAAACTTGACCACCATATAAATTTGTGGCCGCAATATTACCAAATCCTTGTGCAATTGTTTTGGGAATATCGGCAAGTGTTTTATATTTATAAGCAGTTTCTACTGACTCCTTGCCCAAGCCCTGCGCAAAATTAAGCATTTGTTTTTGTGCGTCAAGCTCAACCTGTAATCTTTGTTTACGTTCTTCCGGAGATTCGTTTAAATCTCCAATAATGCTTCTATAACCAAGAGCTTCATTATAAACATTCTTGAGACCGTCGGGTAATTTGTTGTAATCTTCTTGAGAGCGAATATTGGCAAGGGGATTCCAGCCAAACATACCTATTCGATTACCTTTAGCAACAGTATCAGAAAAAGCCATAATCAACCAAAGCTAATTTGAGGAGCTTGAAGAACAGAACCAGCGTATGGATTTTGTGACAAAAGAGTCTGTGTTATTACCGCTCCGGCTCGTTGTTGTCCTAGCACATATTGACTCATCGTGGCACTGCGTCCTATCTGTTGAGAAAGAGCTGCGTTACTTGCATTAAGAGCTTGTTGATTAACAAGTTGTGTACGCATTAGTTGCTCCCGAAGAGGCATTAATGCTTTTTCTTGCTCAATAGTTAAAGGCATCATTGCCTTTGCATACTCTAAATCACGCGCAAGTTCAGCTCGTGTTTGTGTTTCAAAATCTTTCCTCGCTTCAGCGCGATTAAGTGCACGAGTACGCTCTTCTTGGCTCCTTGCAGCAACTTCCTCTGACCCTGGGATTTTAGCTCCAAGGTAGTTAAGACCAGCGCGTGCAGCTTGTTCTGTTGCGCTACCACCAAATGCAGCACCGATTAAAGGAAAGATTGCTTTTGCAATAGGTTTACCGACGCCTGGTACAAAACCTGCAAGAAGGCTTCCAACTCCACCTCCAGCTAGGGTTCCAGGGATAGAAGTAACTGCACCAAGGGGATCACCACCTAACGCTTGTAAAGCAGAAGTGCCTGCGGTTGCTGCAATAGTGCTGTATGCACCAGGTTTTTTCATATAACCTTTTCTTATTGCTTCTGCTTGTGGACCTATATTTTCAACGCCCTGTTGAAATTGTGCTGCTTTTTCTGGACCTAAAGCACGCACTAAACTTGGATCTACACCTAAACCGCCGCGTTTACGCGATGTTATAAGATTTCTTAAACTTCCAAAAGAGGACCCGTCGTCCATATTAATAATATTTCTTGAGATGTTTAAATTCTACCAGAAGCAACATTTATTGCATTGGTAATTTATTTTCTGTATTACCAGCAGCAGCAATGGCTTGGTTGGCAAGAACACCTGCAATTGCACCAGCGGCAGAACCAAGTGCTCCACCTGCTAAACCTCTGACAAGAGCTGGAGTTTTTCTTCCCATTGTGCGAGTAGTTACTGCTTTCTCACCCTTAAGCAAACTTGGTTGAACAGTTGTTTCAACAGTTGGAGAAGAAAGTACTCCCATACGTGCACCAGCGAGGCCACCAGCTAACGCAGTAACAGAAGGGATACTTACTGGGTAACCAAGAATACGAGCCTCTGGGTCTCCCTGAAGGTTCTCTGGTGTGACCTTAACAATACCCATAGTTGCTTTACCAATAGGACCTGGATCGTTATAAAGAAAATTCATATAGTTTGCATACCGTTGCTTTGTGAGATCAGGAATTTCTTCCCGAGCTTTCTCAAAAGCCAAAGGACGACCTGTTCTCCCCTGGAAAAAACGTTGAAATAATTCAGTACCAGGCTCGGCTGTTTTTGTAGGATCTTCTGAATCGGGAACGTTTTGCTTGTATCCGGTAGGTCTGCCTAACTCACCAATGTTTAATGGATTGTATGCACCGGTAAGAGCAACTGCTGGAGCAACTGCAGTTAACGCAATTAAACCTCGTCCATAACCAAGCTGTTTATTTGGATCAACTATTTTACGCATTGCTTGATCAGCCATCTCAAGCGGATGGCTAAATTGCCAATACAAGGAACGTGATTCATCCGTAGTTAAATCAGCACCTAGTCTTGTTGCATATGCACCAAGAAAAGCCAAAGGTGTTTCCCTTGTAATACCAGCTTCTTTAATATCTTTACGAAACTCTGGATCGTAAAAAATATTACGTTTTGGACGATAAGACTTGCCTGTTCCTAATTGTTTTAAAGATTGTTTAGCAGCTTCAACACCACCACCAAAACCACGATATTGTTGAGCCATAGTCACATAATCCCCTGTTCCTTCAACTGTGCAAGTAATTCAGGAGGAAGAGTTACACCTGGATAATGAAAAGCTGTATGTTCAATACCTTGCATTTGA